GTCACAAGTATCGAATGGGCTACAGCAATCAGGAGATGGCAGCGCTATACACTGGAATGGACATTCTGCTTCACGCTTCCTATGGCGAGGGCTTTGGCGTTCCAGCGATTGAGGCTCAGGCTTGTGGGACTCCAACGATTGCTTCTGGCTGGACAGCTTGTCTTGAGCTTGCAGGGCCAGACTCCTACTTGGTTGATGGTCAGCCCTTCTGGGACGAGCCACAGTTCTCTTGGTATGAAATACCCTCAGTGCCGTCAATTACACAGGCACTTACCAAGGCAGCAAAGCGAGGTCGGCAAGAGTTTCCGGAGACAATAGCGTTTGCCAAATCCTATGACGTTGAAGCAATCTGGAACGCTTACTGGCTACCGTTCTTGAAAAGCAAGTTAGGGTAGACTAGGAGCTGGAGGTTTCCCTTGGCTATTACAAACGGTTATTGCACACTCAACGAGCTAAAGGCTTCGCTACGCATTCCGGTGTCAGACACTATTGACGATGATCTTCTGGAGCTGGCAGTCGAGGCTGCTTCTCGTGACATCGACCAAGCATCTGAGCGAATCTTTTATTCACTAAGCGACACACGAATTTTTATTCCACGAGATTCATCAAACACCGCTATCGACGACCTAGTATCCGTCACCACAATCAAGACTTCAACTTCAGCCGATGGAGCGTTTGACGTTACATGGACAAGCTCTGACTATCAGCTAATGCCACTGAACGGCGTAGCTGGAGGAATGACCGTTCCATACGATCTAATCTACGCAGTTGGAGACTACTCGTTCCCTCAGTCTGGTCAGGAAGCGACTGTACAGGTTGTCGGCACTTGGGGGTTCTCCTCAGTACCAGTTGCAATCAAGCAGGCGACAGTCCTTCTCTCAGCAAGAATCTTCAAGCGCAACGACTCTCCTGGTGGAGTTATGGGCTTTGGCGACCTCGGCATTATTCGTGTTGGTCGTATGGACCCAGACATCGACAAGCTAATCCAGCCTTACAGGAAAATCAGGTTCGCATGAGCATTGCTGCAATTCGAGAGGGCATAGGAGACAACCTTCGCACCATCTCTAGCCTTAGAGTCTTTGAGGAAATCCCAGACACCCTCTCTCCTCCTGCTGCCGTCGTGTCTCTCAACTCAGTTGAATATCATCAAGCATTCGCAGGTGGGCTAAATGTATTTCGATTCACTGTTAGAGTCATTGTCGGTAGAGCTGCTGAGAGGCAGGCTCAGAACAGGCTTGACTTGTACGCAGAACCAACCGGAGTCAGAAGTGTCCGGAGTGCGATAGAATCGAATAGAACGTTGAGCGGTGCTTGCCAAGACCTAATCGTCGAGTCAATGCCAAACATCGGTTCAATAACTGTAAACGAAAACGACTATCTAGCAGGCGAATGGACCGTCACTTGCTACTCATAAGGAGAACAAATTGGCAAAGTATGTAGTAACTGGAAATAACGTGAGCTTGAACGGAACTGACGTTTCAGCTTCCGTCACAAGAGCAGAGCTCGCTATCTCAAGCACCGAGGTCGATGTAACTGACTTCGCTTCAGGTGGCTGGACAGAAGTTGTTGGCGGACTAAAATCAGGAAGCGTTTCAATAGACTTCCAGCAAGACTTCGGCTCTGGCGGAATTGGCGCCACTCTAACCCAGGCCCTAGTTGGAACAATCGGGACAGTAGTGATTATTGCTGCTAACGGAACCGCTGCTTCTTCAACGACCCCGGCGTATACGGCTAATTGCTTGATTTCCTCAGTGACTCCGGTTTCAGGAGCCGTCGGCGATCTAAGCACCTACTCTGTAACCTGGGCAACCACAGGCGAAGTAACCAAGGCAACGGCTTAGGACCTAGAATGAAAATCAACCTACAACTAACATTCGATGGTGGCGAAGTTCGTGACATAACAGCTAACGCTGCTGACATGGTTGCATTTGAGGAAAAGTTCAATGTCTCCGTTTCAGCTTTGGCTGAGAGTCCAAAGATGAGCTACATGTTCTACTTGGCTTATCACGCAGAGAAGCGAACTGGACAGACCAAAGAAACCTTTGAGAAGTGGCTAGAGAAAATCGAGATGGTTGGAGCTTCGGCAACTGACCCAAAATAATCGGGCTGGGTGACAGCTCGGCTCATTGGTTCATTGCTGGTCTCGCAGTCGAAACAGGTATTGCACCGAGTGTGTTGATGCAGGAATCCGAAAGGATGCTCTGGACAATGCACCGCTGGTTGGTAGCAAAGAACCTACCACCTAGATAGAGAAGCCTCTCCCTTCGGGGAGGGGTTTTCTCATTGGTAGAATTGAGGGGAAGGAGCGTCATGGCAACCAACTTACAAGGCTCGGCAGAAGTCCTTCGGGAGCTTCGGGTTTATGAGAAAGACTTGTATAAAGAGCTTGGCAAAAACCTTGAGACTCAACTGAAGCCAATCCTCGGACCGATACAAGGTCAGATAAATGGATCGGTTACTGGTCAGCTAAAGAGCAGACGCAACATTGGAATGTTTCACGATGGTCGAACACAATGGGGTGGCGTTATTGTAAAGGCAAAGACCTCCTCCAATCCAAAGAATCTTATTTTCATTGAAGGTAAAGGCAAAGGCGCTGACAGTCTTGACGGCGCTCTTGGTTTTGAGTATGCCGAGCTTGCAGGCATCCGACGCAGAGGTCCGAGGGCAATGTCAAAGGGTTGGGGTTCAAGTGGAGTTGGGTATCACTCATACACTCAGAATGGTCAGGGCGATGGCTTTATCAAGATGCTTAGTAAATACGGTGGTCCGGGTCGTTTCTTGTGGAAGCGTGTGTTGAAGCGGATGCCTGAAATTGAGGACAAGGTAGAAAAACTTGCTGAAGGGCTGAACATCAAAATCAACCGGAGGATTCAATGAGCATTAAGATTCGGATTGTCTCCGACTTTGACAAAAAAGGATTACAAGCTGCCGAACAACAACTAGGCGGACTCGCCAAGGCAGCAGGAGTTGCTCTCGCTGTTGTTGGCGCTGCAATGGTTGGCATCGGTGTCAAGTCTGTTCAAGAGTTTGCAAAGTTTGACGCAGCGCTCACAAAGTCCAAAGCAATCATGGGCGACCTTAGCGACACGATGCAGAATGAAATGTCCGACGCAGCTCGTGAGGTTGCCAAGGTCACAGTGTTCTCGGCAGAGCAAGCAGCAGAGTCGTTCTTCTTCCTGGCTTCGGCTGGCTTGAGTGCAGAAGCTTCCATCGCTGCATTGCCACAGGTGGCTCAATTTGCTCAGGCTGGTATGTTCGACATGGCTCGAGCAACCGACCTCTTGACAGACGCACAATCGGCGCTTGGTCTGACAGTTGATGATGCTTCTGAAAACCTCAAGAACATGGCTGTGGTTTCAGATGTTCTAGTACGAGCCAACACACTTGCCAACGCTTCCGTCGAGCAATTCTCCACAGCGCTTACAACCAAGGCTGGAGCTGCGCTTCGTTCATTGGGTAAGGATGTTGAGGAAGGTGTTGCGGTTCTTGCTGCATTCGCCGATCAGGGCATCAAGGGCGAGATTGCTGGTACTCAACTTGCAATCGTTCTAAGAGACTTGACGACCAAGGCAATCAACAACAAGGCTGCCTTTGCCGAGATGGGCATTGCTGTCTTTGACTCCAACGGCAAGATGAACAATCTTGGCGACATAGTTGGCGATCTAGAGGGCGCTCTTGCAGGGATGAGCGACGAGACTCAGAAGGCCACGCTTCTACAGCTTGGCTTCTCTGACAAATCTCTAGCATCGCTTCAGGCACTATTAGGAACCTCAGAAGCAATCAAGACTTATGAGACTGAGCTTCGCTCGGCTTCTGGGTTCACTAGAGACGTTGCCGAAAGACAACTCAAAACCTTCAGCGCACAGGTCGAACTTCTTCAGTCGGCATTTGCAGACGTGGCTATTGAGATAGGCGAGGAGCTAACTCCTTACCTAATGGAGTTGATTCCGGTACTTCAGGATGTTCTTCCGGTTATTGGTCAGAAGCTTGCGGACGCAATCAAGAAGGTCGACTGGGAGGGCCTAGTCACAAACGTCGGCAACTTTATTACCTTAGTCGTTGACAACTTGGACAAGATTGCAGCCTGGGCGCAGGTATTTGTCGTGCTAACCGCAGCGCTAGGTATCTACTCCACAGCAGCCTTGATTGCTATTGCTCACACGAATGGGCTAACCACTGCAATGCTTAGGAATCCTTTTGCGCTGACAGTCCTTGCAATAGCTGGCGTAACGGCTGCGCTAATTATCAACAATGGTCAGCTCGAAAAGAACATTGAGAACTACAAGCTCCTTACCTCAATGACCGACCAGGCTAACTACTCCACTAAAAACTTGGCGGATAGCTACAGGGGGTCTGCATACGCAGCGGACAAGTACGGGATTGAAAGCGATGAGCTAACAGCGGCACAGCTTAGAATCGCTGGCGCAGCAGACATGGTGTCTGGCGAAATGAGTCGCTTCAACAACATCAAACTTGACGGCGCTAGAAGTCAAATCCGAGGTGTCAACCAAGACATCATCGACATGTATCACTCTGGAGTGGCGGCCACAGCGGTCTTTGAAGGGGTGCTTGATAAAAGCGGTAAAGGCATTGACTTCAAAATCCCTGCAATAACTTCAAGCGGCGATGGTAATGCCGGTGGTGGTGGCAAGTCTGCCTACCAGATTGCTCGTGAACGTGTTCAGGATTTGATAAAGGGATCACAGAAGCAACTGGCTGACGCTCAAAAGCAATACAACAAATCTGCCAAGGATGCAAACCAGAACTACGCTGACTCGGTAATAAGACTTCAGGTAGAGTTTGCCAACAAGCTTGAAGGAATTATTCAGCAATCTCAGAATAGGTTGCGTGATGCTTACAAGTCAGCAGTTCAAGTCAACCTCGCAACACTCTTTGACCAAGACGAGGATAAGTCTGTAACGGGTCTGGTCAGGTCTCTAAGCGACAAGCTCACAGCTTCTAGGTCATTGCTTGCCAACTCCGCTCAACTCGCCTCAGCAGGCTTCTCACAGACTTTCATTGAGCAGATTGTTTCAGCAGGAACTGAGACAGGCAACGAGCTTGCCTCGGCAATTCTGACCTCAACTCCAGAAGTGCAAAGCGAACTAAAGAGTCTGTTCGGTGCAATTGAGATTGAGTCTAATCAGGGCATGGATGTTCTAGCTAAGTCAATCTACGAAAAGCAAGGCTTGGCAACCGAGGCACTAAAAGACCTTTATGTTCAGACTGGCATTGAACAAATTGAAGCGATGCTTGAACAGCAGGCGACTCTTGACAATGCACTTATGTCAGCTAACGATACCTTCGTGGAGACAGTTCAAGAGATTCGCAACACCATCAAGGAGCAGGTCGCTGACATGGAGGGGCAGTTTGGCGGACTCGGCAGCACGATTGACCAGTTCATCGGCAAGCTGGACAGCCTGATCGCTAAGTACAAAGAGCTTGACGCTGTAAGCCTTGGAACCAACATCACAACACTCCCGACTCCGGGTGGAGGAGCTAGTTCGCCAATTATTGACTTTTTGCCAATGCCTTCAGGCACACCTAGTTATACTCCTGCCACGACAATAATCAACCAGGTATTCAACACTAGGACTGACGTGACTCAATCTCCAGCAATGGTGGCACAGGTCATTGGCAAGACTGTAAGTAAGTACACTGGCTCCGGCGGTGGGCTTAAGGGTATCAAGGTGATTGCGCTCTAATGGCTGTCCCAACACCGCTAATCGAAATCGGGTTTGACCTCACCGAAACAGGCACAGGCCCGTTCTTTCGTCTTGACGATGCAGTAAAGGGCAAGCTAGACAACACAGACTGGCTACTAGCTGGAACACTTTTCTATGATGTAACAGACAAGGTGCGAAGCGTCGCAATCAAGCGAGGCAAGAACCAGCAACTCAACCAGTATGACGCAGGCTTGGCAAATGTTGTATTCAACAACAACGACAGAACCTTCGACCCTGAGTTTGCTGCCTCACCTTATTACGGACAGGTAATCCCGAAGCGGCAGCTCAGAATTTCATCGGCAGGAATCTTGCAGTTCTATGGCGTGGTTGACGACTGGAACCTTGGCTATGAACCAAACGGTGACTCACTCGCCTCAGCAGCTTGCTCTGACGCTCTTACCTTCTTTGCTAACCAAACCATCGGTGTCCGGACAAACTCAGTACAGCAATCAGGGGATAGGTTAAACACAATCCTCAGCCTTTCTGAAATTGACTGGTCTACCGAGGATCGGGACATTGAGACGGGAGCGATGGAGCTAGGCGCTGACACTGTTACCGAAGGCACAAATGCGCTTGATTACATTAGACGAATAACTCGCTCTGAACCTGGCTCATTCTTTATTGCCAAGAACGGCGACGTGACCTACAGAGACAGAAGAACTGGACCGACTTCCGGCGGAACGATTCTGGCAGATGACGGCTCTGGGGTTCCCTATAGCAACATGACCGTCGAGTATGGATCAGAGCTGCTATACAACGAAATTTTTGCAAGCTCTGTTATTACAGAGACAGGGGTTCAGGCACTTGCTCAGGACTCAATCGACGAGTATGGCGTATTCAACCTCACTCGCACTGACTTGCTAATCAACTCCGCAACCGACCTCGAGAGCTATGTCACATTCCTGGCAAACAAATTCAAGGACCCAGAGTACAGATTCAAGTCGGTGCAGATTATCCTTGACCAGAGGACTGCAATTCAACAGGCTGAGATTCTTGCACTTGAAATTGGAGACGTGGTTCAAATAAAGTTCACGCCAAATGGTGTGACTCCGGCAATCGAAAAATACGCTGAGATTATTTCACTCGATCACGCAGTCGACACAATAAATCACGTTTTGACAATGGGCTTCTCAACACTTGACTTCTCGTTGTTGGTTTTGGATGACGCAGTATTTGGTAAGCTAGATAATGGAAACGCCTTGGCGTTCTAAGGAGAGAATAAATGGCAGGATTAGGACGTAAGGTCTGGGGCGCAGGAGATGTTCTTGCAGCAGCAGACGTAAATGGCTATCTAATGGATCAAAGCGTCATGGCTTTTGCAGACGCAACCGCACGAACCGCAGCCGTTGGAACCCCAACTCAGGGAATGGTTTCCTATCTTCAGGACACTTCAACACTTCAGGTGTACGGAACTGCTTGGGCAGACGTATCAAACCCCGGAGACATAACAGCCGTAACCGCAGGAACAGCGCTAACAGGTGGCGGCACTTCAGGCGCAGTGACACTGAACGTTGACCTTGATGCCGTAAACACAACGACTTTTATCACAGACGCAACCACAGCACGAACGCTAACCGCTACCGACGCAGGCAACACAATCCTGTTCACAAGCGCCTCAGCGGTCACAGTGACCGTAGACGCAAGCACTGACTTCCCAGTCGGCACAAGGGTAGACATCATCGCAGACGGAGCAGGTGCAGTAACAGTAACCGCAAGCACCGCAACTGTCGCAGGTGCAGCGACTTCAACGACATCAGGTAGCTTTACAATCGGCGCTCAGTATTCAGCAGCGACTTTGCTTTGCGTAGCGACTGACACCTATCGCCTAATCGGAAATGTGAGTGTGGTCTAATGAGCTTTATACTTTTAGGAATCTTGAACTCACAGGCGGCTGGCGTGGCGATAACTTACTGGCTCTCAACTCTAGGTGGGGCTAGTAATGACTTTGGCTTGGGAGTAGCAACTGACTCAAGCGATAACGTTTATGTCTTTGGCTTTACATACTCAGCAGGTGCGGGCG